ATTACTTAGAACTTTATCTTGAAGAAAAACTACCTCTTGTAGAGGTCCAAGAAGCAGTTAATAATAAAAGAGCCGTTGCTACTCTTAATGAGATCCGCAACATGCTCTCTGTAGATATGGCCCTTGCAACAGAAAGCATAAAGGAAGCTATAGTAGATGGGAAATCAAGATTAGATGAAGCTGCAACGCAGCTTGAGACTGCAAATAAGCAGGTTAATGAATTAAAGGGTAAACTTACTCTTACCGAGTCACAATTAGTACTCGAAAAGAAAGTATCATCCCTCGATGACGCTGAGAAAGCATATATGAAAAAAATGCTCACCGGCAAGTCAGCTAAATTTATCGCCGAAAATTTCGACTATACATTAAGCTTATTCAATAAATCTGAAGAGGCACGTCTCAAAACATTGAAAGAAGAGGCAATTACTGAAACTGTTGCAACTACGGTTGACAGACCAGTAATTGAGGAATCAGTCGCTGAGATTGACGAAGCGGATCCATCATTTAACCTCTACCTTTCAGAGCTCAAAAAATATTAATTTTTTTGATGAGGGTAATACCTGAATAGAAATGTCTATATATCTCTGTAAAGAGATACGAGTCTGATATTAGACATAGTCACAAATAGAAAGTGAAACAAAATAATATGTCAAACATACGTCCTTCACAGTCTTACATCGACGAGAATCGCGCTAAACTCCTTATTGAGAAGTGGGCTCCAGTATTGGATTACACCTCTAATAACGTTGCAGCGATCGAAGATGATCACACACGCTTAAACACCGCTATCCTTCTTGAGAACCAAGAAAAGTGGTGCTTTGAGGCCTCGAACACTGCTGGTGGTTCATCTGGTGTCTTTGGCTCAACCATTAATAATGGTGGCTACGGCAATCAGTTCCCATCACAGAACGACAGTGCTTATGCACAAGGTGATGCTCGCCTTCCTAAGATCCTCATTCCGATGATTAGACGTACATTCCCTGAGTTGATCACCAACGAAATCGTTGGCGTTCAGCCAATGAGTGGTCCCGTTGGGCTTGCTTTCGCTCTCCGTTATAAGTACGAAGGTTCAGCACTTGGTGCAACTAATGGCAAGGGTCTTGATGGCTCACTCGCCAATGGTTCATTCGCTGGTGGTCCTCAGAATCAGTCATCTGGTTCAGAGCTAGGCTATCAGTATCTTGATACTCGTTTTACCGGCACATCCGCTGCGGCGTTGTCTGGTAACAATGATTTCACGATGATCGCATCCGATCAAGGTGTTGCTCAACTTCTCGCTAACTTCGAATTAACAAGTCAGATCCCACAGATCGTTGTTTCATTCGAGAAGACAGCAGTTGAAGCAGGAACCCGTCGTCTCGCAGCTCGTTGGTCAGTTGAGCTCGAGCAGGATCTCAAGAACATGAACGGTATCGATATCGACACTGAACTCACAAACGCTATGTCGTATGAGTTACAGGCTGAAATCGACCGTGAAATGATCATCAGAATGATTCAAACAGCACTCAATGCCGGTTTCGGCACTGGGTTCTCAGTTTGGTCACCTGCTTCAGCAGACGGCCGCTGGCTCGTTGAGCGCAACCGCGACTTCTATCAGAGACTCATCATTGAGGCTAACCGCATTGCCGTCCGCAACCGCCGCGGCTCCGCTAACTTCATCGTTGCAACACCTCGCGTGTGCGCAATCCTTGAAATGTTACCAGAGTTCCAGTGGGTACCGGTTCAGGGCAATGTTAACACACAGCCCGTTGGTGTTGCGAAAGTTGGTACCCTTGCTGGTCGCTTTAATGTATACCGTGATACACGTACTGAAGCTCAATTTGAAGCTTCAAGAGGTGGCAACTTCGGTGGTAACAACGGCTTCCCAGCTGGTACAACCCGCACTGCACGCCTTGAGTACGCTCTTCTCGGTTACAAAGGACCTGAATTCTATGACACCGGTATCATCTACTGCCCTTACATCCCTGTAATGGTACAGAGAACCATCGGTCCTAACGATTTCTCACCAAGAGTCGGTCTATTAACTCGCTACGGCGTTGTTGATAACATCTTTGGCGCGAATCTTTATTACCACGTCATCATTCTTCAGGGCCTCGGAACAGCGTTCCAACCTGGACAAACTTCCGTGTATTTCTAAGAATCACGCAGTTCAATCAAAAAAAAGAGAAGCAGAAATGCTTCTCTTTTTTTTTTGTTTTTTTTAAGCCGTGTTTACTGCCTAAGCGTCTTTGTGAACTGAACTGATGTATCAATCAAGCTTGAATCAATTAAATGTGGATGGCTTGCACGTGTAGGGTTAATATCAATACCACCTCTTCTTACATAAAGACATGTTACGCAAAGCTCGAGCGGTGAGAAAAGATCCCACATTCTCTTGTAAATTGTCTCACAGATTTCTTCATGAAAGTGACATTCGTCTCTAAATGAGACAATATATTTCAATAGAGATTCTTTAGATATATCATACTGACCCTTATAGTAGATATAAACATCACCCCAGTCTGGTTGAGATGTAACTCTGCAGTTACTCTTTAAGAGACTTGAGTGGTATTTTACTTCATAAATGGCTTCTGTTTTTGCGCCTTTAAGTATAGAGGGTGTCTCTTTGTATATTGAGCATTTAAGTGAAGTAGTATCGAGAGTATTTTCAATCGTGAGATAATCACTACCAAACGGGGTATTAGCAGCGGTTACATCCTTACAAAGAAAGATACACGCTTTGACGTCGGTTTCTAGTAATTGTGAAAGATCATGCTGTACAACGTCAGTAACTGCATCAATAATCTCATCAATATTACCTGTATACTTTTGCATATTAAACGAGTTAAAATACAGTTTGATTGATTTAGATTCAACAATGTATTTACTTGAAGCAGAGTAAGCGATCTTTGCTATACCGGTAATAGGTGTACCGTTATCACTAAGACATGAAAATTCATAAGCATTCCAGATATCATAACCTACAAAAGGTAGGTCATCGTCATTAATATCAAGATGTTTGCGATTTGATTGTCTCGGCTCTCTTACAAGAAGAGAAGGGTCATAAGTTGACTTATATTCACTACTCTTACCTAAGTGTACTGATATGTTTGTATTGTCTAGTTCTGTTAGCATAAATGTATTTTAATAACTTCCATTCGTTCTTCTACTGTACCTTTCAGAATTATAATTTTATCTTTAAGATCTTGTTCATACGTCTCCATAAGAGTATTAAAGATTAAAATAATCTTATCCCTAAATTCAACATTAATACTCCGCTCACCATCATCTGTTAACTTTACATCATCTGGCCATGTATAGAATATTTTATCAATTCTCGGTAAAAGCAACTTAAACATTTCTTTCGCATACTCACCAACCCACGGTGATATCTGTTTCTCTAATATCAAATATGTTGTATATACTAGACCATCAACTATACATCTATCAAGAATTACACCTTTTTTACTTTCGTCGTATTTTTTAAAAGTATTCTGTAAGTGCTGATTGATAATCAGCAATTGCGTTAAATCTGTACCACCCTCGTTAATTGGTACATTATATTCCCGTTTGATAAGACGTGTTACTTCATCGATAAAGTTAAACTCACTACCGTACCTCTCCTTACACGCATTAAGCAAAGTAGTCTTACCAGTAGACTGTGCACCCGTAAAAGAAATAATCATGCTATAAGTCTATAATATTGTATTTGCGAAGTCAATAACTATTTGGACCATTTTTGATTATTGACAATTTCTGCTATGATACAGTAGACAGAAGTATCAAGAAAAGTATCAAGGACTGATTCATTTGCAGCATTGCTCAAACCTTTTCTCAAAACAATATTAATAAGTCGCTGAAGCTTATCATTTAACCGTACGACAATAGCAGAGATCGATGCCTTTCTTTCCTCAAACGTTTCAAGCGTACTACCTAAGGATATATTTCCTGGACCGTAATCAAATTGCTTTTTACAAAATGTAAGGTATTGGTATTTTTGTATACGTTTAAACTCTTGACAAGTTTCAGGGTATTTAGTTTCTATTGTTTTAATGATTTCGTCGTCACACATATTGTTTAAAAAATCGTATCCACATTGCTGATCCTAGTGCATGCAGCTCTGCATAGATCCTATCTAGGTCTTTATACTTGATGTTAATCTCATGCTCAAGCATTATTTCACCGCTATCCACTTCAGGAATAACTTTGTGTATAACACAACCCGCAGTATCGTACTGCTTTTGAAAAGCGCGTTCTTGTGGATCTTTGCCCTTTAAATCAGGATACTTTGTTATAAGACCAGGGTGTAAGTTATATATCTCATATTTCTCGCATATTTCTTTTGGAATAATACGCAAGTAACCGTGTAGAGTAGTGAGAGGATTCTTAAAGTCTTTAAGAATAGAAAGGTAATCTTCGACTGTAGGCTTCTGCGGTAGTTGCACAACACGTACTGCTTGCTTCTTTATCTGTTGAGTAATCCACGGATTAACGCGGTCAAGGTTAGGTTTATTATGGACAATACATGCTGGTACTGTTTTATAAAAAGAAGAGATGTTTGTAATCTCTGAACCAGTTTGCGAAAAGAAGGCAATCCAATCTCGTTTCATCGGCGTATAATTTTCTTGAACATATTAGTATTATATTCAAGTAATGCAAGTTCATCTTCGTTAAATTTGTATTCAATGAGATCAGCAAGCTTAGTGTGCGGCTTTGTATTTAAGCCATAATCGGCATCATACTTCATTCCGTGAATAGCCGCTACAACAGGGTTACTTGTATCGCAACTAACGATATTATGAATATTATTATCAACATAATACCTAAATTCTTTTGCAAGCGAACAACCGAGAAGGTGATGAGGTTTATCCCAATTCCATACACCATCATCAATTAGCTGTCTGATTAAGCGCTGACGACCGGAACAGAAACGTTCTAAATGATCACGACCTTCACCGGTAATATGGTAGTAACTAAAATCAAAACTGATCGCAATCATATCAGCACTATCTGACATAAACTTATAGCATGTTTTAATTTCGTGCCATGTCTTACCTTGAACAGCTCCAATAGCTCTCGTATTAAAACTATTCTTTATATTGTTAAGCATTCCTGTCTTTTGCCATTCAATAAAGCTATGAATTGTACCATTTGTATCTTCAAGAACATCCGGTATAATAAACATATTTGGCTGCAACCACATTACTTCTTTGTAAAATAAATCTTTATCAAATGCAGTACCGAGTTCAAAGATTGAATTATCGAGTAGGACTTCGCGATTGTAATGTTCGCGTGCTGCTTTAAAATAATGCTTGTATTCTGGAAATTTATCAAATAAATGTACTAAAGCATAATCGAAGTCGTTGTAAGATTGAGATTCTCTCAGTATAGAGATAGGAGATTCATGTGAAACTTTCATTAGCATATCAAGAGTATAAACGTAAATAATATTGAATCAACTATGGAATATCCGAAGTATCATGGCAATTATCTTGGCATTGTCGTCCAGAATAACGATCCGCTACATAGAGGTAGAGTAAAGGTTTTTGTACCACATATTTCGCCAACCGTCTATAAGTCATGGGTCGAAGATAAGAAAGATAAAGTCTTTCGCTTTATGGGATCAAATATAGAAAGTGATCTCACTCAGATTATTACAGACCTCAAAGAAATTTTACCGTGGGCTGAAGTAGCAACACCCCTTGCTGGTGAATCGAGTAGTGGTCGATATAATGCGCAGTCAAATTATGCTACAACGAGTGATAGTAGCCATATTGATTTTACAAAAGCATATTCATCTGATGTAGGTGCAGGTAATCAAAACATTGACAATGTCGGTGAGAAGCCGGGCAATGTTTTTGACATGATGAATTACAGGCTCTGTGATGCTTTTAATGATCCTGCTGCCACAAATATTAACTACGTTAATAAACTGAGTTATAATTATGTACCGGAATGTTATAGTAACAGTGCTAAGGGCGTGTTTCCTGTATTGAGCGTCGGAGCACACGTATGGGTTTTCTTTAATGGTGGTGATCCACTTAAACCTGTTATTTTTGCTTCATCATTCGGTAGCCATGAATGGTGTAGTATTTTTGATTCTACAAGCGCTTCGCCGGGTATGGATTACCCTGGAAAATATGAAAATACTATTGGTGGCAAGGATATCAATACTGATACATATAGGAACAAATACATTATAAACCAAAAAGGTGGTACATTAGCATTCGTTAATACTGATAACAGGGAGATGCTTAAGCTCACGCATTTCTCCGGGTCTTTTAAGGAGTTTAATAATATGGCTAATATTGAGTTAGCTACTAATAATGATCAAAAACTCGTACTTAATGATTCTTTCTTAACAGTAAGAGGTATGCGCAATGAGTTTACACAGCGTGATTACGATAATGTAATACGCGGCGACCATTATAGAAAAGTAGGTAATCTCGAAGCAAGTCTGTACGAAAAGTGGAAAGAACTATGGGCACCTATTGCTGATATAAAGCAACTCTTTGATGTACAGAGAACGTTTGGTGTACAGGGAGAGCTTGGTGCTGCTGGATCATTTATAAAATTAAATGGTTCAGGGCAAACACAGAGCGGTGCGCCTGCTATGTGTCCTGTATGTACAGCTGAACTCCGTATCGATGTAGCGACTAATAATACTTTTGATCCGCCGGGATTTAAAAAGATAACAAAACCAGCAACAGCAACACCTGAAGATGGTGATTGTACGGCATCGTATACAATTTCAGAAGATGGTATTGGATATCAAGTTACCTATCAAGATGGGAGCCCGGCTGTAGGACCGGCAGGTAAAACATACTTAATGAGTAACAATGGTACTTATGTTGATAAATTCGGTAATACCTTACCTCAACCACCAGGTGAAATAGGCGGTATAAAATGCCCGTCGTGCAATAGTGCTCTCGGCGGTGGTTCAATTACGTCTAACGCAGGATTTAGTAAGAGCTCTTTCGGTGGTGTATGGTTACCTGAGCCGCAAAAGCTTCTTCTACCGACTCAAATTGCTGCTGTAATGCCTGAACTCGCAAAACTCGAAGCGCAGATGGGTATGGGAGGCAGTGAAATTATCGAAATAACTAAACACAAAGTTGAAACCATCGGAATGGTAATGAATGACTTTGGTGCTGTTCGTGTTGACCCATTAGGCAAAATGGAACCAGGCTATATAATACCAACTGATTTCAGCACTATACCCGTTAATGTACCAACACCGCTTGTCGAGCAGGTTCAGGTAGATGATTTACCAGGCGGCACATATACACTCAACGTTTGTAACAGATACAGCATTCTTGTTGGTGCTGGTGGTGTAAATCTTAAATCTTACGGTGTCATTAACATCTCGGGTGCAATGACTAACATTGCAGGTGAACAAGTAAACATCGGTAGTGCTAACGAAGTTAATATCGATGGTGGTAAGCGTACAGCTATTGTTGGTGATGTAGTCAGTATCAGACAGCGTAACGGCGAGCAGGTAATTATTGATAGCGGTTTAGGTATTAATGGAAACGTTATCATTCGCGGCGGCCTTTATGTAGAAGGAGATACAGGGTTACAATCTGTATCTTATGTATCACAAAAACAAACAACAGATCCTATGAATCTAAGCGGTGGTGGTCGCAAGGGTATTATCGGGGGTACGATGCTAACATGCGACAAGTCGCACGATATGACAACTGATACTGGTGAATTAATGCCAGGGCAAGTAGGCGAAAAAACATATCTTGGTTATACCGATCTCAATAAATTTACAGGTTTTATAGATAAAGATACGATCATCGGTACTATTGCTGAAGGCTCGATCATTAATGGCTCTATAACAGGTACGGCAACAATCTTAGGTGTACCAATAGTAGCTGGTGCCATCACTATAACAAATGCACAGCTTACTGTAACCTCCGTTACACCACCTCCAGGTTCCGTTACACTAGGTTGCGTTAAAGCAGTTGATAACTACCAGGAGGTGTCACTGAAGATAATGACTAGTGATCCTACCGCAACATTTGATCAAATACCCGGTGGCGGCATGTATATCAGGGGTACAAACGACGGTGAAACGATACCTTCAAATCCCGGTAATTTATCACTAAGAGGTTTACCTGCCCTTGACGTACAA